CCGCCGATGGCACTGACTGGGACGTGGTTCACGGGCGGCACCAGCACAACCACCAAGCCAGCGTTACTGATTGAACCAACTGGCACCACGTCAACAAGCTGGAGCACTGCTGGCACGGGGTTTGGCGTTAATGCGCCAAACGGGTTTACCGGGAACCTGCTGGATTTGCAGCTAAATGGAGTAACAAAGTTTTTTGTAGATTCTGGTATTGGTGCCGGTTTTGTAAGAATTAGCGGCGGGAACACCCCAAACCTAGGCGTTGTTCAATCAACAGGCCGCCGCTCGGCACTTAGTCCCCTTGAGCTTAGATTCTTTACTGGCACTGCAAATAATAACCCAGTAGCTATTACAGGTGAAGCTGCGGGCACTATGGCTCAACGCGATGGTACTGCTGCCCAAATCTTTCGCGTCTACGACACCTACACCTCAGACACGGACTTTCACCGAGCCGCAATCGCTACAGCCCGCGCCACGCTCAGCGCGGTATCTGGCGCCAGTGTGACAGCCACCGCCCTGATCCCTGCAGGTGCGGTCGTGATGGGGGTAACCAGCAAAGTCACTACTAGCCTTGGCACCGGCAACGGCACTACTGGCTATGAAATCGGCACCGCCAGCGATTCTGACCGCTGGGGGGCAATCACCGACACCGCTGCTGGCACCGCCAGCGATAACCGTGATTGGACTGCAGGCACCATTGAATGTTTTCCTGCCGCCACGAATGTAATTGTTACCGCTGTGGGCGGCAATTTTAACGGAACCGGCACCATCTACCTGTCGGTTCAGTATATGACCGGACAGGTAGATTAGCCCGGAGTTTAACCATGCCTCTTTTCTCTCTCACTATCACCATCACTGACACCCGCCTGATCGACGGCTGGGTGGAAGCCGCCAACCGCAACGGCGCCACGCCCGAGCAGCTTGCGCTGGAGTTCCTGAAACACCAAGGCCGCATCTATGCCGACTTGAACCGCATTGGGTTGATCACCAGCTCTGCATTCATCCACCGATTGACTGCCGCTGAATACGTGACGATCCTCGCCGCTGCCGGGCAGTCCCCACAGGTGGCTGCCCTGGTGGATGAGTTCATAAGCGCTCCCACGGTGGCTCTTGACGATCCCCGACTGGAGTCCGGCCTACAGGCACTGGCCGCCGCTGGGATGATCGCTGCTGAGCGGATTCCTGCGCTGTTGGCTTACAACCGCCCAGAGCCAAGCACAGAATAACCCCCGTAGCGCCCCCGACTACAACGCCCCACCCATGACCACCACCAAACACGAACAAATCCTCGCCCAAGTCACCACCACCCTGGCGGCCACCAGCGGCGTGAGCGGGCGGGTGTATCGGAGCCGGACTGAACCATGACCACCCCCAGCCTCCGCGAGCAGATCCTCGATCACATCCACACCGTCACCCTGCCGGGCACGGTGCAGGTCGGCATCAGGATCTACCGCAGCCGGGTGCAGGCGATCTCCAGGCCCGAAACCCCAGCGGTGATCGTCAGCCCTGGCGAGGACAATCCGATGAACGCCCCGCGCACCACGGGCGCCAGTCTGGGACGCCTTGACAACGCGTTGGTGGTCCTGGTCGAAACCTACGTGCGCGGCGATGTGCCGGACCAGCTGGCGGACCCCATCGTGACCGACGTTCACGCCCGCATGATGGCCGACCGCACCCTTGGCGGCTTGGCCCATGACGTGCAGCCCGATGGCTACCTGCCAGAGATGGAGGCAGCCGATGCCACTTCTGGCCGCATGACTCAGCGTTTCCTGATCCGCTATCGCACCCGCGACGACGCGATCAACGCGGCTCCATAGCCTGAGAGTACGGAAGCTCACCCCCTAACCATGGCGGCCGACCAACACTATGAGCACCACGGCCTGTCTGGCGAGTATGTGATGCTCCCCAGTGGCCAGATGGTGCCCGCTGCTGAGGCGCCCAAGCCTGAGCCCGCCAAGCCCCAACCCGCGCCGAAGGCCAAGGACTGATGACCGAACTCCTGATTCGCAACAGCTTCGCGCTGGTGAAGGCCGAGACCAGTTACGGAACCCTGGCCAGCCCAATCGCCAACACCGACGCGATGAAATTCGTGTCGATGGAGATCAACCCGATCACCGGCACCCGAGTCGAGCGGAACCTGATCAAGGGGTTCCTCGGTGCCGACCGTCAGCCGCTCACTAATGAGCACGTGGTGGCAACGATCGCCTTCGAGTGGGGCGGCTCTGGCGTCGCTGCCACCGCGCCCCGATTCACGCCGCTGCTGCAGGCAGCCGGCATGAACGTCTCGGCATTCGCCGAGCTGACCGGTACGGCCACCGCAGGCGGCGCCAACACCCTCACCCTGGCGGACCTGGGGGGCAGCAACCCCGCAAGCGACGCTTACCTGGGGCTGCCAATCGAGATCACCAGCGGCGCCAACACGGGCCACAAAGGCGTGATCGTGGCGCACGACGGGGCCACCAGGCAGGTGACGGTGGTTCCTTCTACCGCATCGTTCACCGGCGGCGCAGTGGGCTACAAGATCCCCGCGCTGTCCCTGCTGCAGCCGATCAGCACGTTCGGCAACGGCAGCAGCTGCACCATCGTGGCGGTGAAGGATGGCGTTAACGTTCACCGGATTGATGGATTCCGCGGCAGCCCGGCCCTCAACAGCACTCTGAACGGCTACGGCACCTTCACCATCACCGGCGTCGGCCGCTACACCACCCCCACCGCAAAGAGCGCTGAAGGATTCATCTACAGCAACCAAGCCGAGCCGGTGCCCGTCACCCCGACCCACACCAAGGCGTTGCGGTTCCAGGGCTTCAATCCCTGCTCCGAAGGCTTCAACTTCGACTGGGGCGTGTCGGCCGTGTTCCGCTCGCTGATCGGCTGCGAACCTCACGCCCGCATCACCGACCGCCCCAACCCGAACGGCACAATCACGATCGAGAACCCGCCTGTGGCGACGAAGAACTTCTTCACCGCTGCGGCTGACAACAGCGGCGCCAGCGATGGCCCGTTCGTTGTGCAGCAGGGCACGACGGCTACCGAAAGCTCCATCTTCTTCTGCCCCCGCGCGGCGATCAGCGGCGACCTCTCCTTCCCTGATTCTGACGGAGTCAGCATGCTGCAGATCCCATTCACCGCGCTGCCTAAGTCCGCAGCCGGCAACGACGAAACCCGCCTCGTTTTCTTCTGATTCGCCATGTTCCATCTGTACCAGCCGGACCACATCGAGTGGCCGGTATCGGTTGATCTGCCGGTGAAGGCGGGCCTAAAGAAGGCCTACACCTTCACCGCCCATTTCCGGGTGCTGGACCAGGAGGATTGCGACGATCTCAACGAGCAGCACAATGCGCTGATCGTGGCCACCATCAAGCGCTACGAGGCGCTGCAGAGCTACCGGGGCAGCAATGACCTGGAGGTGCTCACTGAGCCGCTGCCGTGCACCTATGAGGATCTGGCCGCCGAGGTGCTCTGCGGCTGGGGCGAAGAGGTGGTGGACGAAGCTGGCGAGCCTGTCGAGTTCACCGATGCTGCCAAGGCCAAGATGCTGCGGATGCAGGGTGCCGCGTCCGCGATTTTCAATGCCTGGGTCGCCAGTATCGGCAAGCCCAGCGCCGCCGGCGAGCCCGCCAAATCCGCCGCCAAGCAAGGAGGCTTCCGCGCAAAAAACTGATCGACGCGGCGCTGTTCCTCGCTGGCGCCGCGAAAGGTGAGGCTGACGACGGCAAGGATGCCGCCGACGCTGCAGCCATGTTCGGCCTGGTGGCGCCTGAGGTGGAGCAGCGGCCCAAGACGTTCGGGATCCTGCCGGAGAACTGCGAAGCGCTGGCGTGGTTCCTGAAGATGCAGACCCAGTGGCGGGTGGGGATGGCTGGCCCCGTGGGCCTCGATTACGGGGTGTTCATCCAATGCGCCAAGGATGAGGGCGTGAAGCGCCGTGACCGGGTGTGGCTGCTGGAGGATCTGCGGTTGCTGGAGTGGGAGTATCTGGGGGCGGCGCGGGGGTGATGGGTGCGAAATGGGTTCCGGTGCGGTAGGGTGTGGATGCCCGCTCAAGCTATGAGCCATGAAAAAGACCATCAGCCTGTTCCAGCGCAATTACGGAGGCGATCACCTTGTCCGCGATCAGCTTGTGCCAGGTGCCGAATGGGTGGCCAACGGCGAAGGCGTCGCCACCCGCAAGCTAGATGGCACATGCTGCTTATGGCGCAATGGTCACCTGTGGAAGCGCTACGAACTGAAAA